ATCTATATCAAGAAGGCTCTGAATAGAATTAATACTTATTTGCTCATTCTCCTTCTTTTCCTTAGCTTTTATGAAGTTATCAACAGCTTGGTTTATGCTATTAGCTACATTAACATTAGCTTGCTGAACCAAAGCATTCGCTCGAATAGCTGGTGTTGCATCCAGTATTCCTAATCGTGTGTCAATTGGACTGCTACCTCTTATGGCCATATTATGGGTTATAAATTGGAAGATTCTGCATTGAGTACGAGCTTAATGGTCTGCCTGCAAAATCAAATCCAGGTGTACTTGGTGTCAATGATCCAAGTGTATTCATTTGCAAAGGCATTGTGGACTGAATACCACTAGAAGCACCAGAAGCTGCACCTGATGACAAACTTCCAGCAAATGATCCTATAGTTGATCCAAGCGATCCAATAAGATTACCAAGTATAGATCCTTGAGCAGCAGTTCCTTGTGCCTGTATTTGACTCTTATTTAATAATAAATTAGCTCTGTTCTGATCAGCCATTATACCTAGATTGATTGCTGCACCTGGATCAGTAATCATTGTACCTAGTGGTGAACTAAAAAATCCGGAGGCAATTCGTTCTTCAGCGCTTGGTGCGCCAAACAGGAACTGGAATGGGTCAACCTTAGCGCTTTGGCGTAAGCTAAACGCACTACCAATAAGATTATCTGCGCGTCTACGTCTACGCTCTTGTTCATCCAAGGACATTTCAGTGGCCCTAGCTATTGCGCTTGAGTCAAGTGTACGACCTAATCGGTTACTAATATTAAGTGCGCTCTCTTCAATATTACTCCTTGTTTCAAAATCAAAGGGGTTACGCGCTTCTTGTACTGCCTCTATTGCTCTTTGTGTCTGAATGTTAGAAAGACCTCGCAAGGTAGGATCCTCAAGTATGTCCCTTGATAGTCCACCAAGTAAAGCAACATCTGCAAGTTGACCAATTTTAGCTTGATCCCTAATACTTCCAAGCGCGTCTCCAGCTAAACCGGCTCTTTGTTCTTGTAATCCAAAGAAACCAGGTAATAACGCTGCCTCCCTGCCAATTATGCTTTCCTGCAAATCTTGACCAAATAGACCTTCGTCTCCGTACTCTTGCTCAAGTATTTCACTTGGATCACGAAGCTCATCATAAGCAGCTTGCACACCAGCCATAGCTTGCGCAGTAGCTTTTTTTGCGGCTTTGCGCTTCTCATTTGCACCCAATAAGCCTACTCCTACGCTAAAAAGAGTACTCAGGAATGGTTTTATCAAACCAGCACGAACCATATAATTAAATACAGTTCTCTCAAGGGGTTCTAAAAATTTTATTAATAATTTTTTCATTAAGCTGTACGTTTCCACATATATACTACAATGTATGGCTGAACAATTGAAAAAGCACTACCGTTTGCACTTCTGTCAGTCGCTGTGTTAGTATAAAAATTGCTAGTAAGCGGGTCTGTTATATCAACAAGGCTTCCAGATGCGTTCCAACTTTGTGATGAAGTATTAGTAGTTGCATCAATGGACTGACTAGTGCTTCCACCTATATTGTACCACTGGTGACTGTGAGCAGGCATATTAGCGAATTCGAGTGCTTTAGTCTTAGCTCCACCTGTCTCCTCTACTGCATCAAAGTCCGTATCACTTGAATCAATACCTACAAGCACCTTACCAGCGCCAAAAGCTGCCCAAGTCGTAAGACCTGTTCCACCAAATAATAAGGTGTCAGGATTCGTTGATACTACTCCAATGAACACTGATCCAACAGGATAAACAATATTCATTATACCAAATCTACCACCAGTAAGTGCAGCATCATCGGATAATTTAACGAAATCAATATCGTCATCCTTAACTTGCAACTGACCACCGCTAGTAACCTCAAGGCCACCACCGTTGACACAAGTGCCAGTAGTGCTTGCTGAGTTCACTGCGTTACCGCTAGTATCAGTAAAGTCCGCACCATTAGCTATATTATTTAGCTTAGTTGACGTAATCTGCTCAGTAGCAGCGAAAGTTTTTCCAGTAGATAAAACAGGCATTTCTGTAAATAGATAAGGTTATTAAGATTATAGCATTACTGTACACTAGTAATTGATCTAAACGCGGTAGATGCTCCTACCTTGACGGCACGCAGTGTTGGTAACCCAAGAGACGTATCAATCTTTATCTGAAGTCCATATGCTCTTCGGTTTCCCAACCTAGCTCTAATGGACACATCCTCGCCTTGCTCAATGTTGCCACCAAGTTTAAGACTAGCTGGTCCTATAGTAATATTTGGTTCAGAGTCCGGGTTTTCCGTTATTCCTGTAATATTAACATCTGAGACATTATCAGCACTGGACTCGAGATGTAACTCAAGGTTTTTCCACCTTTTTCGATCAATAGTACCTAATGTAAACATACGTGTAGTAGCTGACCCTAGTACGTTTGATGGTTCTTCAGTAGTACTACCAATCTGTGTTATTACTCGATCAATACCATCTGCTTCAGTTTCAAGTTTGTGTATACCACCATCAGAATTTACAATAAAAACTCCTTTGTTTAAGCCAGATCCGGACACAAGCAAATTACCAAATTCAAAATCAGTATTGTTAACACTATCAACGCTTTCCCAAGATTTATTAAGGAAGTTATAAATTAATATAGCGTTATTAAAGGGCGAACCATCAACAGGGACTGCTATGTAATAACGATTGTCAAAATAAACAGCCACAGCTTTGTCTGCTGCATTCTTATTTATTCTATCAATTGTTTTTTGAATACTTTCTGAGAGTGGTAATTCCGTGCCACGAAGATTGTATCGGTCAATGAATGTAAGTCCGTATACACCGTTGTCTGATAAAAATAATATTTGATCACCTACTTGAGCAATAGTATTTTTCGCTATAAGACCTACTTCATCCGTAAGTAATTGATTTGATAAAGTTTCTACTTTACCTTGCCCAGTAACTTGATGAATACTGTTACGGTTAAATACAATTAATTTATCATCCGAGAAGGAAAGCATACCTACGTTGAAATCAGCCATACCTGCGTTGAATCTAAACTGACCAAACCTTTGATCATAGGTATCCGTATCTAGTATTCTTGACAGTATTACCTCATCAAAAATCTTGCGGTCAGTAACAGTATTCGTGCTTGATAGTTCAAAACGATAAGGGACGGCTAATCTGCGCTGATGAACAACGCCATACTTAGGTGCTGGCATATGTGTAAAACCAAGCTCAGAAGGTAATTCTTTTATGAATGTAGGTTCATTAGTTGTAATGCTACTTAAATCAGGCGCATTGTTTGGAAAAAAGAAAAAATCATTACCGTCAATTCTGGATACAGTAAACGTGTCATTAAGAGTAAGACCACTATCACCTACAATCTTAACTTGAATAACATCACCGGATACATATCCGTGACTTGGTTTGGTTGCCTTTGCCTCACCATTAGTTATTTCAAATGCTGTTGTTAGTTGCGCTGATGGAAGTGAAAACGCTCCCTCCTCTACAGCTGCCATTGCTGGTGAACCAGTTATGTTATTAGCACTAAGATCAACAAACAATGCTGCATCCCCTTCCCTAAATATGTATACCTTATTAAAGGCTTGTATCATTTCTACAGGTTCTGACACAGTTTCTGCTCCTGGATAAGCTAAATCAAATGTAGTAGAAGGACTAGATATTTTAACAGCAACTGCCTTAGTATTAGCAGCTAATATGATATAACTTTCAGAAGTTGCGTTAGGATCAGAGAATATACAGGAACCATATACTTCATTTACAGCGGTATCCGCTAGTTTTACACTATCTACGTCAATAGTGCCACCAGGTGATCCAGAACTAAATGTAGTACCCTGTACTTCAAATATTATGTTGCTTGAATTAACGCTAACTACCTTGAGTAAATGATTACTTGCTGATAAAGTTATACCAGTAAGACTAGCAGTATCAAGAAAAGCTACACCTTCATCATTCAATGAAAATATAGCGGATAAATCTTGATTTACTGTAATTCTTAATTTTTGACTAGTTAGACCTAACGCTGAACTTTGAAAACCAGTTGCATCATTTATTAGTAAAACGGGTAAGGTAGGTGCAGTAGCCCCAGTAGTTAAAGGTGCCTTGATATTACCTATGCCCTTTCTGGTACTCCACTGTCCATCAAATCCCATACGACCATTTTGGCTATCCGCAAGGATGCCCTCCTTCAATTGGTCAGGGCGTAACCGATTGTTTAACCCAACAAAACCAAAATCCCTGTCCTTTAGGATACGATCGTCAAGTGCTCCATATGATCTGTACTCAATCATTTAGCATCTCCATCTTTTGAGGGCTAAGGCCTTGCGTGTAGGACGACCCTTCTTGTCCTTCATAGGTCCTTTTACACCAGCCATACGAGCACAGAAAGATTTTTTACGAGCTAGTTGTTTACCCTTTGGGTTCTTCTCCGTTACAGGTGGCTTTAAGTTAGCACCAGTCTTGCGTTTGAAGTAAGCACGCCCGGCTGCAGTTAGACCACCCTTTTTACTTTTGTGTTCTTTCCTCATCAGTATGCTTATGCTTATCAGTAATATTTCTTTCCTGTATAAGTATCTTTAGCTTTGTGTTAAGACGAATCATATCGTTATCCAAAGCCTGTACTTGTTTTTTTAGTTTACCAAGTGAACCACCGCAGTCACCAAGGGCTGGGTTCACAGTATTAGTAACCCACTTCCATATGTGCCAAACGAAGAAACCTAGACCTATTAACGCAATCAATGAGAAGCCAAACTTGGCTATCATATCTGCCCAATGTTGAAATTCGTACCCGCTCATTAGTCATCCCTGCAATCTTCTTTACCTTCGCTTGCTGCAATCCTTTCAAGGTTTGGCTCACAATTGAAGGCACAAGAAAAACGTGCATCAATTTTAATTATGTCGTTGTTCATAGTATCTACTTTATTTTCTAGACTCATAAGTGCGCTAGATAACCCACTGATTCTATCTGATACTTGTT